CTTCCTGCCTGGCAAGGCAGGAAAGGAGGGGCTTCTCACCCCTGGGATCTACCCGTCCCTATAGGGATAGGTAGAAAGCGGTTTCCCACCGCTTCCAGTTGGCCCGAACATCTTGACGATGACGGGTCGTATTGTGTATCTCAAAACTGGCAAAAGACCAGTTAGGAGCAACACGCTGCTTCCGCCTGTATCTAACCCGGTCTTGCCTTACCGGGATAGTCATGGCGTTAACCGATCTACCGAGGAAGGAGATCATTAGGCCATCAGGATTGAAGAATCTCTTCTTCTCCCTGAATGGGCTAATTACTTCATCATTCGTTACTCTAAGACAGCGAGGGAATGGTATGTATGCTTTATATATAAAGCTACCATTGTCATCCACCTTAGGAGCAAAAAACGATAAAGGCACCTTCCAGCCGGCATCGTCGTTTTCCCAACGAGGCACAGGAGTCAATCGTCCCTTAAGGGCAGTTCGTAAAGAACTACAAACCCTCGGGAGAAAGACACCCGTGTTCGCGGAGAACTCGACTAGCAGGTTCAAAGTAGAAAGGAGGTTTTGTGGTAAGTTTCCCCGCAGATACACACCACGGACGAGACGTCCGTGGTAGTAGTCTGCGCCACAAGACTCCCTAAACGATCCTTCCCAGAAGGATTTGCTCTTATTAACTGTAAACCCAAGGATCGTAAGTAACTTTATAATGTAATTAGTCGCATCGCTGCGACACACTATATCGTCACCGAAAACCCCAAAGTTTCCACAGTGGCCTCTCGGTTTCTCAATAGGAATATTAAGATACCGGTAGACAGAGCAAACTATACAGCTAAAAATTATAGTCTGTAACGGGAACGTAAAAGCGTTACCCATACTACTAAACATTCCTAGCTGAAGCTCATCTTGATTAGGAAGAAGGGTAACTTGAGAACGATATCTCTTTAGGTCGTTTAATACGCCCTTAGGAAACGTCGCCTCAAGCATCTTCGTCGAAATGGTATCCGAAGCGGATTCCAGATCTATAGTTGAGTAACCCCAACCATTCGAACCAAGTCGAGCGAGCTCTCTATTGTAAGCGGGCTGAACTGACAAATCAATTTCTAATTTGTTTTTCAGACGTCGCTCCAAAATGTGTTTCACGCCTAGCTGAAAGTACATATTAAGTACTGGCTCTACGCAAATAACACGTGAGATCTCAGTCGTTTTCGGAACAAAGCATAAACGATTGCCTTTACATAGCATAGCACCACCATATTTGGAGGCTCTAGCCTTTTCAGCTAAACTCCAAGTCGGGTGTCCACTAATGCTACGGCTGTAAAAATTATACAGCGACTGACTCGTACAACTCAATGGGCCTGAGAACATCTTCGTATAGAAGTCTGTTCCGTTAGCCAAAAGACCAGAGCCTGGTCCGACATTGCCGTGTTTAGCGGCAATAACCGGATTTAGCTCCAGTTCGTACCCTTCAGGATTAAAGAAGTCATATATGGCTGATTTAAAGCCACCATATAACTCCTCATCCAGTGAGGTATTCAATTGTAGCTCCCAGTTCATAGACCTATTATTAGAATCTATGAACTTACGAAGCGCCAAATCATCAGCATCGGCAGCAGTCTCATCTGAATATTTTTTCAGGAAACTATTGCTTACTGATAATGCAGCGTATTCGAGAGGCGTCAAATCTGGAGGATAGATCCCCTTTCCAATTAAGGAATGCAGGGAAGAATCCAGCTGACTTGATATGTCAGAATAAAGGTCCTTAAAAAGAGCATCGGGTTTAATGACCACTAAAGTCTCCTAAGGTAAAGGAACCACAAACCCTTAGACAAGGCCAGTGAAGACAGTATAGTCTTCACCGTCAATGTTTACAACTTCACTAGTAGCTTTATAACTACCAGTTGGTTGCGGGTTACTGCATTCACCACATGAACAGGAAGAAGGTGCTCGGATATAGTGGACGTTTCCGTCTTCAGTATCCGTTAACTCCTCGCTATTCACCCTTTCACTAGTGCTAATTTCAGTATCTGTATAGGCCTCAATGTAGAGATCTAGCCAGGTTGAAAACTCGCTCCAGGGAATGACGGTGAACGTCGACTTCATATCATCTCCGAACCAAACCTTGCGGCTTGGTTTACGAGGATTACTATGGTAGCAGACGATCATATAGCATCCTGAAGGATCTCGATGAAAAGAACGAAAGCTAGCCCATTCAGGGTTTTGCTTAAGAACTTTTGCGATTAGATCTCGTTCAAGGATTGAATAATCTAAACGTTTCATAGAGACTCCTTATAGGATACCAGAACATGCAGTGTCTCCAATCCCAGCAGATATGGCAGAAGCCATACCTACACAGGCGGAGACCATGGCGCGAACATTTGCAGAATCAAACGCATCATCTCCAGCAGGAACGTCAATATACATTCTGACGTATGCCACAGCAGGGGCGTTATTTGCCGCAAAGTTCGTTCCTTTACGGACCACGATACTGTAACGATTACTCGGTACAGGACCGTACTTTCCCGTGATTGGATTAGGAGACGGAAGAGTTTGAACACTCTTCGGCTTCGACACCAGTATCGTGAAAGGGTCCGAGACGGCGTGAACACGAACACCAGTCTGCGTGCCTGTAATGGCAGTAACCGCAGATTGATTCGCATTCACGTCAGGGGCCTTATCCACAGTGGTTGTATAACCAGGCGTGGTAAAACCGGTTTGAGCTCCACCAGTGATGGAACCAGGTATCGTCATTGACATGATGATGTCTTCCGTTAGTTGGTTAAGAACCTAGACACTGACTTGCTCTGTGCAAGAAGTGCTGCCATATTGGCCCACCTCAAGCTACCAACTCCAGGTACATAATACCGAAAACTCGGTGTTAATGTACTAGGAGGTATTTGGTTGCGTTGGTACAAATTACGGGTCAGTGTACCCTTACCGATATTGCATAGCGACGAAGTTCTCAATACTGTAGTGGACGGATTAGGATTTGGAATATTATCAACAACTTGGAAATCCGAGGCAATCAGACCTGATTGCTGAAGGATAGCTCGGTTGCTATAGTATAACGCCTCCGTTCCGGCCATATATGCATTGATCACTTCACCCACGTTGAGAAAATAATCAACGAGAAACGAGTACGGAATAAGTTGCCAGACTGTCGGGATAAAATCTTTCAAACCGAGACCTAAGTCTCCGATTGTTAGACCACTCACGGCACCATCTGAGGTCGCCTTAATAGAGCCAGAATAGTGAACTGAAGTATAGCGGTCATTGCGCTGTGTATAATTACAAAACGCAATACCATTATCTAGGTTCACTGTGGTTCTACGTAGGGGGACAGAATCACCTTTTTCCGCAAAACCCGAAACATGAACTGTAGGACTCCGCTGGGTGAGAAGGGCTAAGGCTTTCATGCCATTGTCCATATCACTTAATAGGGGTTTCCAGCCATATTGGGCCTCGAGCCATGCACCTGAGATTGAATCATTAAGGATTTTTAAATTTCTTCTCTTTCCACGCCTGGGTTTTAATCTTTTAAGACCCTTAACGTAGTCAGAGATACCCTTAGTTATCGCACTCATGGGACTGCGAATGTCGTGAACAACCTTTTTTAACTGTCCAAAGAACACCCCACCGTTAAAAGTGGTCTGTGCATTGTATATGTTTGAAAGGAATTTGGTCACGGCCTTGCCGTCCAAAGCTGTATCCACTGGTAGAGGGGCGGAAGGTAATCCATCAAAGATTACCATATCGCCATGTATCTCGACTATCTCGCGTTTGTTCGTACCGGAATCGGTATGTTCATAACGAGAATAGCCGGCTACATTAGTACGTTCGTACCAAGAGCGACTATAACCTGAACTTGCATCCTGTTTACGGGCGATTAACCTTTTATAGTCGGGAACGGAGTGCCCAGTCTTAGAATCTGTATCAACACCTATAGAGGTGTGAAGCAGAGTCGTGGACGAAGCGTTCAACTTCCCGTTACTAAGAAGATAATCGGTGACCGTTACAAAACTGTAGAGGTCCAGGCGATAGGGCTTGTTGGTATAGTACATAAAAACCTCGCAGAAGGATTAAGCTACATCGATAATGCTTTAACGTTGCAATAAACGAGAGAGTTCCTAAAACATAATTCTATGTCAAGGAATAACAAATTACCGCAAGG